GGGACACAAGGTGTGCGTCAAATTCAAAACTTTCAGAGATCAACTTCGCCTTGATCGTTAGTCACGTACCGTGACAGTCCGGAGCAAGATCGGGAACAGTGGGCGGCCCGCGATCGTTGAATTGACGTGAGCAACTCCCGTCTCTGCCGCGGCTGTCAGCAGCCGTTCCCTATCGGTGCGCGCGAGCGCAACCCGCGTGTTTGGTGCAGCGACTCGTGCCGCCGGTGGGCGGGTCTTCATCCGGGCGAAGTACGATCCACGCAGCGAACCTGCATGGGGTGTAAGGCCGACATCTCCCATCGGCCGATGCAAGCCAAGTGGTGCTCGAAGCGCTGCTTCGAGACCGTCAAGGGGACGCGGCGAAGTACGCCACTGCTGGGCGCCATCTGCGCTCTCGCGGAGTGCGGAGCCCCTTTCCAGCCGAAGCAGGAAGGGCAGCGCTGCTGCTCGGAGAAGCACGGCAAGCTCCAATACAACCGCGAGTCGCGCGCCGACGGACGTCAGAAGTCCTCGGTGTGGAACGACAAGCGCCGCGACAACTACCACCGCCGCCGGGCCTTGAAGAAGGCCACGGCAACTGGCGAACCGGTGCTGTTCGCGGAGATAGCGGAGCGGGACCGCTGGCGTTGCTCCCTCTGTAAGAAGGTCGTGAATCCGGCGGTGAAGTGGCCGGACCCGAAGAGCCCGAGCCTGGATCACGTGGTGCCGCTCTCGAAGGGCGGCGCGCACGATCCCTCGAATGTCGCCTTGGCGCACCTGGGGTGCAACACGGCGAAGAACAACCGTGGCGGCGGCGAGCAACTGATGCTGATCGGCTAAGCACCGTGCGGGAGGATATGGCAGCCTCCCTGCGTTTCGCCTGCAGTACGACACCGGAGCCCCCGCATCGTCGGGGGTTCCGCCATGTCTGGACCGGCTGTGCGCAAGGCCAGCCGGGTGTGATCGCCGCAATGGCGTGATCAAGGAGTTCGACATGCAGTGGTTTCTGCTGGGTACGGCGCTGTGGCTTGTGCTGGGCGCCCTTTCCTCGGTGACCTCGGTCGGTAAGGAGAGGAAGCCGATCTCTGGAGGTACGGCCGCCGTAGGAGTGCTGATCCATGGGGCGTTGGCCGCCGGGCTGATCGTCGCTGCAGTGGGGTGGTCGCATGCCTAGCGGCGGTGCGCGTGCACGCTCCGGTCCTGCCCCTGACCCGACTGCGCTGCGGCGTGACCGGGATGCCGGCGAGTGGACGATCCTGCCTGCGGAGGGCCGACAGGGCGCAACGCCCGAGTGGCCGCTGACCGAGCAGACGATCCGTGAAGCCGACCTGTGGGGCGCCTTGTGGCGGAAGCCACAGGCGATCATGTGGGAGCGGTATGGCCAGGAGTTCGAGGTGGCGCTGTACGTGCGCCGCTTCTCCGAGGCCGAGTTGATGGACTCCCGGGTGAATCTGTCGACGCTAATCCGGCAGATGGCGGACTCGCTGGGTCTGACGACGCCGGGGATGCGGGCGAACCGGTGGCGGATCGCGGTCGATGAGGTCGCGGAGCGCCGTGAGGGGGCCGGGAAGCAGCAGCCGGCCACGCGGCGCGCGGCTCGGGATCGTTTCAAGGTCGTGCCCGGTGACGGGGGCGAGTGAGCAGGTCGTCCAGTGGCCCACGCTCGGCTTTCTGATCGCGGACTGGGTTGAGGCGCACTGCGTCATCCCGGACGGGTTCTCTGCTGGTGAGCCGTATGTTCTGACGGACGAGATGCTGTGGTTCTTCCTGAACCACTACCGGGTGAAGCCCGGGGCGACGCGCGAGCGCTCGATGTTGTCGCCAGCGTCGGCGTTCCATTTCCGGCGTAGCCAGCTGGTCCGTCCGCAGAAGTGGGGCAAGGGACCGTTGACTGCCGCGCAGGTCTGCGTGGAGGGTGTCGGGCCTGCCGTGTTCGCCGGTTGGGCGGCTGGCGGCGAGGTCTACGACTGCCGGGTTCACGGCTGCGGCTGTGGCTGGGTGTTCGAGTACGAGCCGGGCGATCCGATGGGTATGCCGTGGCCGACGCCGCTGATTCAGATCACGGCGTTCTCGGAGGAGCAGACCGACAACATTTACGGCGCCCTCAGGCCGATGATCGACAAGGGTCCGTTGTCGGAGCTGATTCCGAAGACGGGCGAGGAGTTCATCCGCCTTCCGGGTGGCGGCCGCGTCGACACGGTGACGTCGTCGGCCCAGTCTCGCCTCGGCCAGCGCGTGACGTTCGTGCCTCAGGACGAGACTGGCATCTGGACGACTGAGAACAAGATGCAGAAGGTTGCCGATACGCAGCGGCGTGGCCTGGCGGGTATGGGTGGCCGGTCGACGGAGACGACGAACGGCTGGGACCCGTCGGAGAACAGCGTGGCGCAGCGGTCGTTCGAGGCGAAGGTCCAGGACATCTTCCGGGACTTTCGCAAGGCGCCGGCCGATCTGAACTACGCCAAGAAGACGGACCGTCGGAAGATCCATAAGGCGGTGTACGGCGACTCCTGGTGGGTCGACCTCGACGCGATCGAGGCCGAGGCCGCGGAGTTGCTGGAGCGTGACCAGGCGCAGGCGGAGCGGTTCTTCGGGAACCGGATCACGGCCGGTACCGGTACATGGCTGGCCCGGGATCGTTGGGATCTGCGGGCGGTACCCCGTGAAGTCCCGGACGGTACGCCTGTTGTCCTCGGCTTCGACGGCTCGGACATCGACGACTGGACCGGCATCCGCGCCGAGACGCTGGACGGCTATCAGTTCACACCGGTGTACAGCTCGCTGGAACTGCCGACTATCTGGGATCCAGCCGAGTGGGGCGGTCAGACGCCGCGGCTTGAGGTAGATGCGGCGGTGGATGAACTGATGCGTCGCTATCGGGTGGTGCGCATGTACTGCGATCCGCCGTACTGGCCAACCGAGGTCGATACCTGGGCGGAGCGGTACGGCGAGAAGCGCGTGGTCCGCTGGTACACGCACCGGGATGTTCAGACGCATGCGGCCTGCGAGCGCCTGTTGACGGACGTGACAAAGGCCGACAGCGGATTCACGCACGACGGTTGCGAAGACACATCGGCGCACGTGGGGCACGCGCGGAGGGCGGCCCGCACCGCTGGCCGCTACGTGCTCCGGAAGGCCGCGCCCCATCAAAAGATCGACATGGCGATGGTGTCCATCCTCGCCCACGAGGCGGCGGGCGACGCAATCGCAGCTGGCCAGGCCCGGCCGAAGGTTTCCCGGAAGACGACTGTGATGCGCTGACGATGACGGGGGTGACCTGTGGCCCTCGACCTCGAGCCGGATGCCTGGCTGAAGCGGCTGATTGCGGCGCACGACAACGACCTGCCGCAGCTGCGGTTGATGGACAGCTACTACGAGGGCACGCAGCCTCTGTCGTATCTGGCGCCGGAGATCCAGTCGGAGCTGTCGGACCGGATGCGGCAGCTGGTCATCAACTGGCCGCAGCTGGTCGTCGATGCGCTGGATGAGCGGCTGGACGTCGAGGGTTTCCGGTACGCGGACTCGGAGACGACGGCCGAGGATCTGTGGTCGGTGTGGCAGGCCTCCGACATGGACGAGGGCAGTCAGCAGGCCCACGTTGACGCGCTGGCGCTGAAGCGCTCCTATGTGATCATCGGTGCGAACGAGACCGACGAGTCGACGCCGATCATCACGGCCGAGTCCGCGCTGGAAGTCTTCGCCGAGCGGGATCCGCGGACGCGTCAGGTGATGGCGGCGATCAAGCGGTGGGATGAGCCCGCGGCGGCCGGGTCCGCTCCGGTGAAGTGGGCGACGCTGTATCTACCGAAGAAGCGGTGCACGTTCGAGCAGCAGAAGGGCGTCTGGGTCGAAGTCGACCGGGACGAGCACAACGTGGGCCAGGTGCTGGTGGTACCGCTGGCGAACCGGCCGCGGCTTCGGCATCTGGACGGCACGTCTGAGCTGCGTTCGGTGATTCCGATCTCGGACGCGGCATGCAAGATCGCCTCGGACATGATGGTGTCTGCGGAGTATCACGCGATGCCGCGCCGGTGGGCGACGGGCATGTCCCGGGATGATTTCGCCGACGAGAACGGGCAGCCGCTCGGCGCAATGTCGTCACTGGCGGGCCGTCTGTGGGTGAACGAGGGCGAGAGCGTCAAGTTCGGCCAGTTCCCCGAGGCGCAGCTCTCGAACTTCCACGAGACGATCAACGTTCTTGCCCGGCTGGTGGCCGCCCTGACAGGCCTGCCTCCCGCGTTCCTCGGCCTGGCCACCGACCAGCCGCCGTCGGCGGATGCGATCCGTGCGTCGGAGGCCCGCCTGGTGAAGCGTGCGGAACGCAGGCAGCGGGCGTTCGGTGAGGCGTGGGAGAGGGTGATGAGGCTCGTTCTGCTCGTGCGGGACGGCGACTTGGACCCGCGGACCCGCAAGCTGGAGACGGTCTGGCGGGACCCGGCGACGCCGACCTACGCCCAGAAGGCGGACGCGGTCGTCAAGCTGCACACCAGCGGCATTCTGCCGACGGAGCAGGCCTGGGAGGACCTCGGCTACTCGGCGGTGCAGCGGGACCGGATGCGGGGCATGCAGGATGAAGCCCTGACCCGTATGACCGCGATGGATCTACAGCAGCTGTCTACGGCCCAGCCGGAGCCGCAGCCCTTCGAG